TCATTAACTTATTCAGTCTATACATTAGATAGATGGGCATATGAATTTAGTCAAGCTGCAAAAGCAACAATACAACAAAATGCGGGGTCTGTTACTCCTCCATCAGGGTTTAGTAATTATCTCGGCATTACTTCTACATCAGCTTATTCAGTTACTTCAGGTGATTATTTTGGTGTTGCTCAACGTGTAGAAGGATTTAACATTGCAGATTTAGCTTGGGGAACTGCTAATGCTCAAACTATAACGTTGTCATTTAGAGTTCGTTCAAGTCTTACTGGCACATTTGGTGGGTCTTTGAGAAATTCTGGTAATGGTCGTTCTTACCCATTTACATATACAATTTCTTCTGCAAATACTTGGACTACTATTTCAATAACTATTCCTGGTGATACAAGTGGCACTTGGCTAACTAATAACGGAACTGGAATAACTCTTAATTTTGGATTAGGTGTTGGCTCAACTGCTAGTGGAACTGCTGGCTCTTGGTCATCTTCTAACTTTAACTCAGCTACAGGTGCAGTTTCAGTAGTAGGCACTAACGGAGCTACATGGTACATCACTGGTGTCCAACTAGAAATAGGCACATCAGCAACACCATTTGAACGCAGACTTTATAATCAGGAATTGGCTAATTGTCAGAGGTATTTTTGTTTGCTTGCTGGTGGAGGAGCTTGTGGAGTAGCAGAAGGTAGTAATAGAGTTTCTTTAACTTATCAATACCCAGTTCCAATGAGAGGGTCCCCAACAGGAACTCTTGATGCAACTAAAGGAACACTTAATCAACCTCAAGGTGGACCAAATATAGTAACTACTATGAACAATTTCTTTTTTGGTACAGCAACATCAGAAACTGGTGGGTGGCTAGTTCTCGATACAAGTACTTCTCCATGGACTACTGGTCGTGTAATTATAAATGCTGGAACAACTGGAATGATTAAATTTTCTGCGGAACTATAAAAATGTATAAAAAATACCAAAAATATAATGGAGTAGAATTAAATTGCATTTTAAGAATAGAAGATAACGCTTGTATCCCATTTGACCCAGCTAACACCGATTACCAAGCCTACTTAAAGTATAAAGAAGAAGGTGGTAAGGTTTATGGTCCAGACGAGGAAGTGCCTAATGGGCAAACCTCTAAGTGATTTAACTGGATTTCAGTTTGGTAGTTTAACCATACTGAAATTAGGAAGATCAAAAGGTAATGGTGCTTGGTGGATTTGCCAGTGTAAATGTGGCAAACAAAAAGAGATTAAAGCATCTGATATGGTGCAAGGTAAGATTAACTCTTGTGGATGTGAACATAAAGAACGAATAGCTAAGGCTAATACTACTCATGGTAAAACAAACACAAAGACTTATTCTATGTGGTTGGCTATGAGAAATAGATGTAATAGGGTAAATCAAGACTATTCTTCTCGTGGAATTACTTATGATAAAAGATGGGATAGTTTTGAAAACTTCTATCTTGATATGGGTGAAGCTCCAGAAGGAATGAGTCTAGATAGAATTGATGTTAATGGCAATTATGAGAAATCTAATTGTCGTTGGGCTACAAGAGAACAACAAGCTAATAATACAAGAGCTAATGTTTTTGTAGAGTGGCAAGGTAAAACACAAACAATAGCACAATGGTCAAAGGAACTAAATATGAATTATGACAAACTAAGAAGTAGAATTGTTAGGTACAAATGGTCTTTAGATAGAGCCTTTGAGGCTGGCAACACACCTTTACCAGCGGATAAATAAGATGACTAAGCCTGACATTCAAGAAGTAGATCATCGTATCAGTACGCATGAAGAGATCTGTGCTTTACGTTATGAACAGATCAATGCTAGATTAAAACGACTAGAACAGATCATGTTAGGTACTGCAGGATTTGTTATAGTATTTTTATTAACTCATAAATTTTTCTAAAATGACTAAACTATTATCCTGGACAGTTATAGTTTTATTGGTATGTTGGTTGATAGATAACGCTCATGCTGATACAACTACAATTAATCAAAAAGGTATGCCAGTACCCTCTGCTATGGCACCAAGTATCTCAGGTTTCTCTAATGATATGTGTCGTTCAGGTGTATCTGGTGGTGCTAACACAGGTGTATTATCTATCAGTGGTGGTATGACAATCATTGATGAGAACTGTGAACGTATTAAGATATTTAATGCTTTTAACACTGGTGGTTTAAAAGTAACTGGTGTAAGTGTTCTTTGTCAAGATATTAGAGGATGGAACGCTATGGAGATGAGTGGTAGTCCTTGTCCTTATGCAGGTATGATGGGTCATGCAGCTAGAAAAGCATGGTTTAAACGATATCCAGAAAGGTTTAAAGCACTCTATGGTGAGGATTTCAATCTTCCTGAGCTTCCTCCTGTCTCTGACAGCAAGTAATGCGTATGCTTGGTATTGCTCTTATTCATCAACTCCAGAAGGATGGTATTTAGATGGCTCCATGGTATGTCACGATATTACAGTTCCTGACGTTATGCAAAACCACTATTGTACGTGGTATAGACCTAACGATCCGTATTGTTCGATGTATTTACAACCTAGTTGCACCGATAGTATTGAAACTAGGACGCTTGCTTGTCCATTACCTCATTATAGCGGTGGGATTAATCAAAGCAGGAGTTATACTTGCTCTACACAAAGCTGGTCAGATTGGACAACGGCTAGTGATAATTGTACGCAAGATCCGCCAACCTGCTTCGAAACAAGAGAATACAGAACTTTAGCATGCGAAGCTGGATATATTGGATCAATACAAGAGTCGAGAAGTTCAAGTTGTCAAGACCCATACGGATCTGCAGTTTTTGGTCCTTGGACTGTGGTTTTAAACGAGTGTGTGAAATCTATCACAAATCAGAACCTGTAATTGCACAGGAACTGACTGCGTTGCAAACGACTGTGGAGACTCCAGCTACTTCGGTAGCAACCGTACAAGTAAAAGATACTACGACGACATCGGTTACAGAGGCTAGAATACCTGCAAGTACGACAGCAGGATCAGCTAAAGTAGAAATTAAGACACCAGATGTACCAAAAGGAAAAGATTTAGTACCAGGATTTGGATTAGTGATGAGTTTGAATTTAATTACTCAATCTTATAACATGCAACAACAACAAATAGAAGAAACATTTAAACTAGAACAGGAACAAGAATATGGACGAACTCAAGAGTTTACTCTCACGCTTCTCACCGAAACAACTATTGGTGATAGGTTCGATTCTCTTAACCGCAGTAGGTGGACCAGTCTATTACGGAATCACCCTCTTCAACGACTTGAACTCAACGATTGAAGAAGTTAAGAAGATGAGTAATGTAGAAACACGCATTACTGTATTAGAAGATAGAAGCAAATCGACAGAGAGACAATTGGTAGATGTGATGATGTCTAACAATCGTGCTCTAGAAAAAGCTAACGAAGCCTATGGTAAAGCAATTGAAGCTAATGCTATGGCTAGATCTTCACAAGATAAGATTGCTGATACAGTAACTAACGTTAAAGAAGATATGAAAGCTCTTAAAAAAGCAGTTATTAACCCATTAGGAAACTAGGAGAAAACATGGAAAAAGTTAAACAAGCATTATCTTTAGTTAAATCAGTTGTTTTAATCGTATTTAAAGTAGCTAAACGTATCTTAAAGATTGTTGTTGAAGAAACAATTGAACTTCTACAAAAATTACTCGTAGTCTTAGGAGAATAACTTGTTTTCTCTATTATCTTCTATTTTAGGCTTTGCAACTGCAGGTTTACCTAGTATACTAGGATTCTTTCAGCAAAAAGGTGATCAAGCTCATGAGCGTAAGATGGCAGAAATGCAAAATCAACAAGCTATGGCTATGGCACAAGCTGGATTTGTAGCTCAAGAGAAAGTAGCAGCTATTGAGTTACAACAAACAGAAGCAGAAACTTATGCTCAAGAACGTCAAGCTTTATATGAACATGATGCTAAGATAGTAGAGCAAGCTGCTCCTTGGGTTAAAACACTTAATGCTTCAGTAAGACCTATTATTGCATTTACATTTGTAGGTTTATTACTATTTGTAGATGTAGCAGGTTTCTGGTGGGCAGTTAAAACAGCAGGATTCAGTAGAGAATCTATGGATGTAATATTTAGTTCTGATGAAATGAGTATTGTTGGCTCTATCATTGGCTTTTACTTTGGTTCTAGAACTTGGGAAAAGAAAAAGTCTGGTGAATGAGAACTTCGGACAAAGGTATCAAATTAATTAAACACCATGAAGGTGTTCGTAATAAGCCTTATAAATGTCCTGCTGGTTTATGGACTGTTGGTGTGGGTCATCTTATTGGAGATGGTAAGTCTCTTCCAGCAGAATGGAATAAAACTTTTACACAGGAAGAAATAGATGGGATTCTTAGATCAGACTTACGTCGCTTCGAGTTGGGAGTACATAAAATGTTACCTAACGTGCAACTTACACAAGGTCAGTTCGATTGCATTGTTAGTTTTAGCTTCAATCATGGTTTGGGACTATTTCAAAGATCAACCTTCCGTCAAGCGGTTCTTAGAGGTGATCACGAAGCAGCGATGGAATCGTTGATGAAGTATTGTAAGGCTCGTGTTAAAGGTGTCCTCACAGAATTACGAGGATTGAAGAATAGAAGATTAGATGAAAAAGCACTTTATGAAGGGAAAATATGATGCAAAAAACTAAAGCACAAAAGAAAATCTCTAAGGTAATGAAAGAGTTTAAAAGTGGTGAACTTAATGTAGGTAAGTCATCAAAGAAAGTTAAATCTAAAAAACAAGCCGTAGCTATTGCTTTAAGTCAAGCTGGCATGGCTAGAAAGAAGAAATAATGGCTAAGCAAGGACTATACGCAAATATACATGCGAAACGTAAGAGAATTGAAGCAGGTTCAGGAGAAAAGATGAGAAAGCCAGGAACTAAAGGTGCTCCTACTGCAAAAGCGTTTAAACAATCTGCAAAGACAGCGAAAAAGAAATGAGTACTCCAGCTTGGACTAGAAAAGAAGGTAAGAATCCTAAAGGTGGATTAAATGCTAAAGGTAGAGCTAGCTATAAAGGAGGTACTTTAAAACCTCCTGTTAAGTCTGGAGATAATCCTAGACGTGCATCATTCTTAGCTCGTATGGGTAATATGCCAGGACCAGAACGTAAACCTAATGGTGAACCTACAAGACTATTGTTATCTTTAAAAGCATGGGGTGCATCATCTAAAGCAGATGCTAAAGCGAAAGCAAAGGCTATTTCTGCTAGAAACAAAAATAAAAAATAATGCAAAGTAAATTAGATGTCATTCGTCAGTCAGCTGAAGATGACTTATTAGTATTTATTAAGTTAGTGGCTCCTCATTTGATGTTAGGAGCTGTGCATGAAGAACTTATCCAATGGTGGACTCGTTCTGAAGCTAAGAATAACCAATTAGTTTTACTTCCTCGTGGACACATGAAGAGTAAGTTAATTGCTTATAGAACAGCTTGGTGGATTACTAAACATCCAGAAACAACTATTCTATATGTATCTGCTACAGCAGACTTAGCTGAGAAACAGCTTTATGCTATTAAACAGATTATTGATAGTCCTATCTATAGACGTTACTGGTCAGAGATGATTAATCCTGATGAAGGTAAACGTGAGAAATGGGCAGTAGCTGAGATTGCAGTTGATCATCCTCAACGTAAACTGGAAGGTATTCGAGATGCAACCTGTAAAGCCGTTGGACTTACATCAAATACTACAGGCTTTCATGCTGATGTTGTTGTTCTTGATGACATTGTTGTACCTGGTAACGCTTATACTGAAGATGGTCGTGATAAAGTATCCTCAGCATACTCACAATTAGCTTCTATTGAGAACCCAGGAGCACTTGAATGGGTAGTAGGTACTAGATACCATCCAAAAGATATCTACGATACCATGATCAATATGAAAGAAGTGCACTATAATGAGTCTGGTGAAGTAGAGTTAGAAGAAGAAGTATATGAACTCTTCCAAAGAGTTGTTGAAACAGATGGTGAATATCTTTGGGCTAAACAAACTCGTGCAGATGGTAAGACATTTGGATTTGACTCTAAAGAACTTGCAAGGATTAAAGCTAAATATGTGGATCAAACTCAATTTTATGCTCAGTATTATAACAATC